TGAATTCCACAGCCCCGTCCTGTACCTCAGGAAGGAAGTACAGATCAAAGCCGCCCTTCCGGATCTCCTTTCTGCCGAAGTCGATCCACGGGGAAACCCATCTGGCCGGTCTCCCGCAGGCAGCTCCGGCGCTCCAGGAATCATATCCGATCTGAACGATTCTCCCCGGCAGGTCTGATGTGGTGGCGAACAGTTCATCGTCCGTAGGAAGCATTGCTTCAATGTTCAGGCCGCTGTGGTAGAGAACAGTGCCCTCAATAAAATCATAGATCAGCAAAGCGTTGTTTGTCCCGCTGCCGTCTATCGGAAAGGAAAGGTAATACCGATTCTTGAACAGGCATCCGCAGGACTGATCCAGCGCATCAGCATTCGTTCTCTTCCAGAGCTGCTCTACGAACTTCCGCTGGAAAGGAGTGGTATTCATTCCGTCATAAATGCTCATGCCGTCCTTTGTGAGCATCAGCACCCTGTCATTGTCAACGGCAATCGTGCCAAAGAATTCCGTGCCGCCGCCGAACTGTTCCTGAAATACAAACTCGCCCGGACTGAGTCCGACCACACGCCAGATGCGGTTCTTCTTGAATGCCAACAGCTGATCGCCGAATCGCTTCAGCGCGTAGAACTTGTCACCATCCCATGACGGCTGAAGGATGTCCCCGGCTCCGTCCTCAGGGATCTCCGTGTTTGCCGTCCAGTCAGTGGGATCGTAGGGGGCTGAGTACATCAGCATATCCGGCTCACCGGCGATGTCGCCGCCCCAGATGCGCTCCCCGTACCGCTCGATCACGCCCATTTTCTTACCGGCTGTCTCAATCGTATTGATGTGCCATTCAGGAGAGCTGGTCTCCAGCCATGTCATATCCTGCACATAATCCCAGGTAAACTCAGTCAGGTCTCCCCAGGTAGTTGGCCTGTCAGGAGGGATGATCATAATCATGCCGTCCTGTGCGTTGCTGAGAAGCAGCACATCGATGGTATCTGTGCTTCCAACCGGGTTGATCTCGTAGGTCACCCAGCTCCACAGGCTGTTCTGAAAGACGCCGCTTATAGCGGACGGAAGCGGGATCTCAGCCCACGGAACAGAGGTTCCAGCCTGCCTTTGGTAGAACTTGCCGCCACTGCAGCAGACATACCAGTCATGAGAGCCACTTCCTGTGTACCATCTCCGGTGAAATGTGGTAAAAGTTTCCACGCGGTCGGCAAACTCTCCGATGGCGATGGGGCATTCAGCCATAGGCTGAAGCACTCCGTTAATGGTTTCCACATTCTCGGCTTCAGCGGCATATCGCATATCCGGGTTCATCAGCACATCTGCCTGATTCAGCCCTCGAAACTGCGGAATCCACACATCCGCGTCATATGCACCAAAACTGACCTGCGCCATGCGGGATCACCTCACTCTGGAATGTTAATGAAATGTTTGTACTGTTTCTGTGTTCCGTCAGCGTTCAACCCCGCAGCGCCGCCCTCATCCGCGACCTTTGCCAGCATCTCCTCGAAACTGTTTCGGTATGCGTATCCGCGCTGCTGTTTCTGAGGATTGCCGTTGCGGTATACAAGCCATGTTGCCCAGTCTGCCAGATACCGGTGTGTCCACTTGGGCGTAATGGGTTCGTCAGTATCCTCTCTGAGCGGGGCGTATGCTTCTGTATATATATGAGCTTTGTCCCAGACTTTTATCAGTCTGTCATAGCCTTCATTGATATAGTCATCGACATGCGGAAGATAGTCTTCAATATCCTCCGGGTCATTGTTCGTCTGGAACATGACCTGCTCTTTAAGCTCCAGCAGAGTCATGGCGTTTCACCTCACAGATTGGGATACCGCTGCTTCAGCAGGGCGAACACCTCCGGAGTCACATCCACATATTCGCCGCGCTTGATGCGGACAAAGTTATCGCCGTTCTCGTTGCTGATGGAAACGTGTTCATACTGATCCACGTTGATCCCGCTCTCAGCGCCTTCAATAGCAGGCAGGAAAATCCGGACACGGGGCGTATCGTCCACCTCATTCTTCACAGGAACAGCGATTGTCTGAGAACTTGCCAGTTTAGCCATAGGTTTCTTCTCCTTTCAAAAGAAGGGGCGAGGCCGTTAAGCCCCGCCCCATGCGGTTATTACGCGCTCACGCCATGCTCGACGCGGACGATGAAATCGTCCTGAATGATGGCAGCGCAGAAGTTCTTAACCTTCCACGCGATGGTGCCGCGCTGGTTCAGAGGATCGTCGGAGCCGGAGCTGCCCGGAGCCTTGATGATCGTCTGGATGTTGGGCTGGCCCTTGCCGCCCAGCTTCACGATACCGAAGGCATCCTGACCATAGATCAGGGAGGCGTGGACTTCCGCACCGCTGGTCGCGCCGCCGGAGGGCACAACCTTCAGGGTATTGGTGGTCGTCCATTCAGTGGTATCAGCAGGCACCCAGCGGAACTTCACGGTCTTCTTGACGGCATCCACGTACTCAATGCACATGGGGGTGACATAGTTGGTGCTGGACTTGGTGTACTGCACATAGACCATCTTGCCGGTCAGCTCACGGGCCTCGTCCTCAGAGATGGTGTCGGAGACAGTCATCGTCCGGGTCGCGGCATCAAACGCGGTCGCAGTCAGGGCAGTCTTGGTTCCGTACAGATAGGTCTCAGCAGCAAAGATCTTGCCGTTGTCTACTTCAAAGAACTTCACCTTGTAGATGGTGCCCAGCTCGTACTTCTGGACACGGGTGTCGTTCTGGTACTTCGCCACATCGATCCAGTGGGTGTCACTGGTCAGGTCGAAGTAGGTGTCATGGTCGATCTTCGCATGATAGAAGCCATCAGGGAAGGGCTGTGCACCGGCCTTCTTCAGCTTCCGGACAACGCGCTTGATCACGGCATAGGTCATCACATCGGTCGCAGCCAGAGCCGCACGGCTGGTCACAGAGCCGGGATACATAACGTTCAGGCCAGCGCAGATCTGATCACGGATGATCGTATCGATGGACAGCCGGGCCTGATTGTTCAGCCGGTCGGACATCGCCTGCGTCATGTCATCGATGTGGTACAGATCAAACTCATCCGTGTAGGGGATATAGCCGCCATAGGGCTTGGTCATCACGGAGAAGCTGGTCTCAGTCAGTTTCTGGCCATCAGGGGTAACGCCTTCATACAGGGGCTTGGTGATGGCGGGAAGCTCAGTGAAACGGTGGAAGTGAACATGCTTGCCGTTATGCTCCGGCTGCTCGATCAGCTGGGCATCAGCGCCGTAGCCCAGGTTGGGCTGCACATTCTTGAGGGCACGCCTCTGGAAGTAGTCCTGAAGAGTCGGGGCTACGCCAGCATCGTAGGAATAGTTGAGGTTATCGTAAACTGCCATTTGGAACACGCTCCTTATCTAATGTTGTAGCGCGCTCCCTCCTTGAGTCTTTTCTCCAGCTTTTCAAACTGTTCGTCTGTCATGCTGGCGATGGTGCTTTTTGCCGCACCGCTTGCTCCGTTGGGGGAGCGCATGGGAGCGGGAGGCTTCTTTGCTGGCTGCTTCATGCTGTCAGCAACATCGTAGAAGTCCCACTCTCCGGATAACACTTTCTGTTTGGTTTCAGGATTGTTCATGAACTCGGCGGTCACATCAAGGCCGCGCTGTTCACGGATTCGGTCGGCCTGATGGGCAAGCATTTCCAGCTTGGCATCGGTCGCCGGGTCGCGCTGCGGCTGCTTGGCGAACTGGCCCTTTTCGTTCCGGGGCTGCTGGCTCCCGGTCTCAGTAGGCTGCGGCTGCGGGGCGTTCTGCCGGTAGCGCACCAGTTCCTTGGCGGTATCCAGATCCTTCACGGCTCCGGTACGCACCAGTTCTCTGGCCTGCTGCTCCACCATCTGCTCCTTGAAGGGAGCGAGGGCAGCTTCCAGCTTCGCGTCGTAGGCGGCCTCCAGTTCGGCTCTCTGTTTTGTCAGCGCCTTGTCGATCCGCTTCTTAATCCATCCCGGCTCGCTGGTACCCTGCGGCTGGGTCTCTGTGGATTCCTCTGCGGGTGTCTGTGCCTCTCCTTCCGTCAGTACGGATTCGAGGCTTTCGGACATGTCCTGCTGCTCAGTCAGGCTCTCCTGTTGCGTGTCGTCCGCAACGGCCTGCTGCTCTTCATTTTCGACCATGGTCTCCTCAGGATTCATAAGAATCTCCTTTCATCCATCCGTGAAAACGCGGCGTGGGTGGTTATATGCAAAAGCCCCACGGATACGTGGGACTCTTGACTCATTTATGGGTTTTCCTGTCAATATTACGCGGGGCCGGAATCGTCATCGTCCAGCTGCGGATAGCCGTCTGCTGAAACTGCATCAAACGTTTTGCATTCGGCTTGAACTTCGCCGGGGTTAATACCTCCAAACTCATTGACTGTGAAAACCGTGAATACCTCTGGGCCTCCAGGAACAACAGAAGCTCTAGTTACGCTACAGACTCTCCAAAGTTCTACAGTGATGCCACCAGCTATTGAATTCGGAATCGTGCAAACAGTTCCGCTTGCAACAGCGTCGTAAATTTCCTGCCAGGTTTTATCCAACGCTCCGGTTTCTTCGTCCATATGGATAACCATACCGCCACCGCCGCTACCGCCTCCACTGCTGGAGTCTGCGAGAGCCTTGACAGCGTCGCTCAAGTCCTGTTCAACCTGTCCCCAGAACCGTGTGTCCGTAGGGGGAGTTCCTGCGGCTGCTTCCTTCTGCAAATGGTAAACAACCTCATTCTCAAAGATGACCACATCGCCCACACTGTATTTCACATCGGGGCTATAGGTACCTTTGAATGTACCTTTGTAACTCATCAAGTCACACCCTTTCTTTTTTTATTTTCAAAGCTGCTTATGTGGGCAGCTCTGCACCGGTTGGCTGGCCCAGATTGTTCCGGGCTGCTGCTACGATATTGCTCTCAGCGGTAGGGCCGCCTCCGGCCTCTCCGGCTGCGACCTGCCCCGGCTGCGGAACAAAGCCGTTGCCCTGCTTGGAGCCGATGCTCGCAAGGGCGTTGGTCATCTGGGTGGTGGTCTTCCGCAGGTTCTGGTTCTCTGCTTGCATCTGTTCCATCTGCTGGCCCATCTGCTCGACCTGCTGTTGCAGCTGCATCATCTGCTGCTGGTAGGTCTCATTGGAGCGGATGACCGGAAGGATCTTGTCCTTGCCGTCAAGGTTCAGAATCTCAAACAGCGCACTCAGCGGGAAGAACTGCTGGGCCTGTGCGGACATCGTGTACGCCTCCATGAACATCTGGTTCTGGTTGGCGATCCGCTGCGGGTCTTT